CAGTCGCGCCACACCGTTCTCGTCATCGAACGCCGGCGCTGCCGTGAGCTTCTCATCGGGTGGGCTGCTGGTGTTCATCACGCGCGGCGAGCGTGAGCTGGCGCTTGATCCTGATGGTGTCGTGGAATTGCCTGGTGTTGCGGCGGTTCCCGCCGCCCCGCCGGCAGACACCGTTGCGTTTTATGGGCGCAAGCGCGCAGGGCGCATGTATCTGGACGTGCAAGGCCCCAGCGGACGCGACTACCCGGTGATGCCGCATCTGGGCGTCAACGGCGTAAAGGGGTGGATCCCTGAGACGTCGACGACCATTCGCGTATGGGGCTTGCCGGTGACCAGCGTCGGCACGGTATCGACACCGACACTTGCCTCGACCAACCTGCTCACCGGCACGCATCGTTGGCGCCTGACAAGCGCGGCCACGGCCAACAGTGCCGCAGAGAACCGATGCGCGCAGACGGTTGTCTGGCGCGGTAATGCGGCTGGCCTTGGCGGATGGACGTTCATTGCGCGGGTGGCATTCCCAACACTCTCAACCAACTGTCGCGGCATATTCGGTCTGACCAATGCGACCGGCGCGATAAGCACAACCCAGGTGCCAAGCGCGCTGCAGAACATGGTTGGATTCACCTGGGATGCGACCGAAACCACGCTGCGCTTTCAGCACGCCGCAGCGGCAACGCCAACGCGCATCGACCTTGGGGCGAACTTCCCAACCAACAACACCGCGGCCTTCTACACGATGTACATCCAGTGCCATCCGAATGGCTCATCGATCTTCTATCGCATCGTGCGTGAGGACACGGGAAACGTGGCTGAGGGTGAAGTGACGACCAACATCCCGGCCAACACAACATTCCTGACGCCGCACCTCTACATGAACAACGGTGGCGATGCCGCTGCTGTTGCGTTTGATTGCGCGCGCATGCTCATCGAGACGGACTACTAGGACATGAACGGCTTCGGCGCATACGGCGAGCTCGCATACGGTCAGCTGCCATCGCTTCCTGGCGGCGGCGGCTCGGCTATCGACGCCAGCGCTCAGTCTCACGAGCGCGACCAGGCTGCAGCGATTGGCCGCGTGGTGGTGGCCGCGCGGCACAACGACTGGGACACCTCGGATCCGTCGCCGCGGCTGACCAGCGTTGCCGTTCTGGATTCATTTCCGGGTCCGAATGGTCCCCTGTCTTCGAGCTGGACAACTGATGCTGCAAGTGATGGAGCGGCCGCGCCGCGCATGGCATCGGGCGGTGTAATGGGCGAAGCTGGCGGCACGTATTCATCGGCCTACTACAACGGGCTGGTGGTCAGTGCTGGCAAGAAGCGGGTCGCGATCCGGATTACAGGCGTCCCGACCGGCGATCGCTACATTGAGGTTGGCTTCGTCTATGGTCCCGGCTCCGGATCGGTAGACGGGTATGCAGTGGACTATGCCGCCGGCGACAGCGGACTCGTGTTCTACAAGATCACGAACACGTCGTACGCCGCACTTGGCAGCGTGATTCCCTGGGCGCCAGCAGTCGACCATGCTTTCTGTCTGGAGATCGACGAGGCGAAAGACACGCTTGCGGTTTACACGTTCGACGGATCGCGGTGGACGCTGGCCGGCACCCGCACAGACGGAGACTACAGCGGAGCGGCATATCCGCATGTGTATCTCGCAGGCACGATGACCATCGGCGACGATTTCGCCGCTGGTGCCGTCGTCTCATATCCCGAGCCGGATAGCGCCACGGCCGTGGCCAGCATCAGCACCGGCGGCAGCGCGATCAACGCGCCGGCTGAGTCGCGCGAGCGGGACGCCGCGGCTGCAGTTGCGCGCGTTGCGGTGCGTGCCAGTGCCCAGGCGATAGACCGCGACCAGGCTGCCGCCGTGGCGCGCGTCGTTGTGGCCGCAGCCGGGCAGTCTGCTGACCGCGATCAGGCAGCCGCTCTCGCACGCGTTGCCGCGCGGGCGCTGGTGTCGTCGACGGAGTCTGACCGGGCGCAGGGTGTCGGGCGGGTGGCCATCGGCGCGCCGGCGCAGGCTGGTGAGCGTGACGTCGCGCAGGCACTGGCACGAATCGCGGTTGGTGTCACTGGCCAGTCGACTGACCGTGACCAGGCCGCTACGCTGGCGCGCGCCGCCATTCGGGGAATTGCTCAGGCGGCTGACCGTGACGCAGCGCAGGCCGTGGGCCGCGTTGCCGTGGCCGCCAAGGCCGAGAGCGCCGAACGCGATCAGGCCTCCGCGCGGGTGTCTGCCGCCGGCGGAGCGCTGGCCGAGTCGCGGGAGCGTGACCAGGCCGCGACCGTCGCGCGCATGGTGGTCGCGGCCGCTGGCCAGGCGCGGGAGACGGACGCCGTTACCGCCCGCGCCGGCGTTATTGCGGCCGCCCGCGCAGAGTCATCCGAGCGTGACGCAGCCGGTGCCGTTGCCCGTGCCGTTGTGGCCGCGGCCGCGCAGTCGGTAGATCGTGATCAGACTGTCGCCGTTGGACGGCTGGCGCTGGCAGCGAAGGCGCAGAGCACGGAGCGTGATCAGGCGTTTGCGCGCGTGTCTGCTGCCGGCGGAGCGGTGGCCGAGTCCCGCGAACGTGACCAGGCCGGCGCTGCCGCGCGGATCGTGCTCGGTGCCGCAGCTGCGTCGACCGAGCGCGACGGCGCGCAGGCGGCTGGCCGGGTTGTGGTTGGTGCGGCCGTGGCCACGCGGGACGGCGATCTGGCGTCTGTGGTTGGCCGGATCGTGCTGGCCGCCGCGACCGAGTCGCGCGAGACCGACGGTGTCTTCGCGCTGGCTGCGCTGATTCTCGCCGCGCGGGCCGCGAGTGAGGAACGAGATTGGGCGCAGGGCGTCGCAACCGTAGCCGGCGGTGTCGATATCAACGTCACCATCTATTTCTCGTGGCGCGCTGCCGCTCAGCTGGTACTGCGCCACCAGGCCGCAGCGCGTATCACTGGTGCGCACCATGCGGCAGCTCGCATGGCCGCCCGAGCGCAGCCGGCGGCATCTATCGAATCATCGGCCGAGGCCGACGCCCACATCGTGGCGCGAGTTTCTCGCCTGGAGGTCTGACACAGCATGGACAACACAGAACCAATCGTGGATGGAGATGACGTGACACTCTTTTTTGACGTCGTCGACAACTCAACGGGCGCGCTGGTCAACCCGGGCACGTTCTCGGTTGTGCATCGCACCCCGGCGGGTGTCGAGACGACCTACACGTTCCCGGCCGATGGCAACGTCACGCGCCCGGCGACGGGCAAGTTTGAGGTCAAGCTGACGCTCGTCGGCGCCGGAACGCACCGCGGCCGCGCGACATCGACCGGGCCGAATCGGACGAAGAAGTGGACGCTGCACGCTGAGCCGAAGGTGCTGGCGTAGCCGTTTTGGCCGTTTAGTCGGCTGGGATTCATCGCATGAATGGTCAAGCAGAAGCAGGTGAAAAGAGGGACGAAAAAGGGCGTTTCGCGCAAGGCAACGCCGGCGGCCCCGGCCGCCCGGCGCGCGCCCGCGAAGAAGCGTACCTCCGCGTCATCACGGAAGTCGTCAAGCTCGACGACTGGCGCAAAGTCGTCGTCGCGGCTGTCCAAGACGCCACGCTCGGCGAAGACGGCCAAACCCGTGAGCGCGGCCGGCGCTGGCTCGGCGACTACATCCTTGGCCGCCCCCGCCAAACATTCCTTGTCAACAAGGACGCCGGAGCCGACTCAACCGAGTTTGAGCATCTCTCCGACGAGGAGCTCGAGCGAATCGCAAACGAGCCAGGGAGTGACGCCGGCGATGGCGCGGGCGATCTTGCAGGCGAGGAGGATGGCGAGGGCTGAGCGGGCAAAGCGCGAGCTGGCGCGCCGGCATCTGATGGACTTTGCGACCTACGTCGACAACTCGTTCATCAGGGCGCGGCATCTGGAGCTGACGGCAACGTATCTGGAGAAGTGTTACCGGCGCGAAATAAAGCGGCTCATGATCTTTGAGCCGCCGCGGCACGGCAAGTCGAAGACCAGTGACGAAATCTACCCGGCGTGGGCGCTGGGACGGGATCCGGGACGGCAATTCATGATCTGCACCAACACGGCCGAGCTGGGCGAAACCTTCAGCAGGAACGCGCGCAATCTTCTGGATGGCGAGGCGTATCGCTCCGTTTTTCCAGGCGTCGCCGTGTCTGACGACTCCGCCAGCGTGAAGCGCTGGACGCTCGCAGGCTACACACGGCCGGCGATGCAGGCGCTGGGCGTCGGCGGCTCGCCGACCGGCAAGGGCGCGACCGACATCATCATCGACGACCCGATCGGCAGCGCTGAAGAGGCCGACAGCGCGGTGCACCGCGACATGGTCTATCACTGGTACACCGACACCATCCGGCCGCGGCTGGAGCCAGAGGGCGTCATCATCCTGATCATGCAGCGCTGGCACGAGGATGACCTTGCGGCGCGGCTGCTGCGCGACGCCAAGCGCGACGGCGAGAAGTGGGAGATCGTGCTGTTGCCGGCGATTGCTGAAAACCAGAGTCAGCGCGACGACATGTACACCAAGCTGTATGGCCTGCCGGCTGGCCAGCCGGATCCGCTCGGCCGCGCGCCAGGTGAGCCGCTCTGGCCAGCACGCTGGCCGATTCCCGAGCTCATGGCGCTCAAGAGCGTCAGCGTTCGCTCGTTCGAGGCGAAGTATCAGCAGCGGCCGCGGCCGGCGGAGGGCGCCACGTTCAAGCGTGGCTGGCTGACGCGCACTGTCGACACCAAGCCCGACGGCCTGCGCTGGGCGCGGTATTACGACCTGGCCTATAGCACCAAGCGCATGGCCGACAACACCGCCACGATTTCCGGCGCGCTCGGCGACGACGGCACGCTGTATCTGGCTGCCGGCCGCGCCGGCAAGCTCGAGGGTCCGGATGCGCGCAAGCTGATCAAGGAATTCATGCTGAGTGAGACGCGCGTGCAGCACGGCGTCGAGTCAGCCATGCACGGTGGCGCGACGGTGCAGGACCTGATGCGCGACAAGGAACTGGCCGGCATCGCGCTGAAGAGCATCCACGTTGATAACGACAAGCTGGTGCGCGCACAGCCGGTGGCCGACCGCTCGGAGATGGGCAAAGTCGCCTGGGTGCGCGAGTCGCCGACAGACGATGCCTGGATTGCCGACTGGGTCGACGAGATGTGCGCGTTCCCGTTTGGTCAGCACGATGACCGGGTGGACGCGGTAAGTGGCGTGTTTGCGATGTTGAACACCAAGCGCGCCGGATGGGCCGATTATGCGCAAGCTCAGCTCGAGGAGATGCGCGCAGGAGACACCGATGGAACCGACAACGAATGACCTCACCAAGGCCGCATCCGACACGACTGCGCCGCCGGCTGGCGCTGTGCCGCAGGACGCACCCCGCATGGCCATGCTTCCGGCGACACAGGCATGGGTGGGCGGCATGTTCTCACCCGGTGCGCCGCCGGCGCCGGTGATCTCCGGCGAGGAGAAGCCGCGCACCTTTGACTTCCCGCCCGGCATCAACCTGCACATGATGCCGCGCTCGGCCTACGGCCTGGTGACGTTCGAGCAGCTGCGCAACTTCGCCAACCTGTGCGATGAGGTGCGCATCGTCATCGAGGCCATCAAGCGCGAGATCCGCGCGCTGTCGTGGAAGTTCAAGGCCGAAGACGAGAACGACAAGACCGACTACTCGGCCGAGATCGCCAAGTTGCGCCAGTTCTGGCGCATGCCGGATGGCGAGCGCGAGTTCGACGGCTGGCTGCACAGCGTGCTTGAGGACGTGCTCGTGATCGACGCACCGGCCCTGTGGCTCGACATGGAAGGCAATACGCTGCGCGGCGTCGACCAGATCGACGGCGCGATCATCCGGCCGCTGCTCGACGAGCGCGGCAAGCGCCCACGCTCGCCGCTGCCGGCCTACGTCCAGACCATCAAAGGCCAGGCCTGGCAGTGGTTCACGGCCGACCGGCTGCTCTACAAGCCGTTCAACCTGAACGCGCAGACGCCCTACGGCCGCTCGCCGACCGAGTTCATCATCATGCGCATCAACGAGGCGCTGCGCCGCAAGCTCTCGGACACGTCGTACTGGGATCAGACCAACATGCCTGAGGCCATGGTCGGCCTGCCGGCGGATTGGGACAAGGACCAGATCAAGACCTTCCAGGACTACTTCGACGCGCTGCTGGCCGGCAACATCGAGCGCCTGCGCCGCATCAAGTTCATGCCGTCGAACGGCGCCAACCTGCCGGTGCACGAGTTCCGCCGCCCGGCCGACTCGACGACGCGCGACGAGTGGATGCTCAAAGTCGCGTGCTGGGCGTTCGGCTTTCTGCCCAGCGAGCTGGGCATCGTGACCGGATCCGGACTTGGCGGCAAGGGATTCATGGAGGGTCAGCAGCAGGCGCTGTACCGCTTCGGCTTTGGGCCGCTGGTGCAGTACATCGAGTCGCTGATCACTTCGGTCGTGCGCCTGCAGACGAGCGCGCCGCTGGAGTTCAAGTTCGACTCGATCAAGACGTCCGAAGACAAGGTGCGTGACGAGGAGCTCGCCGAGGTGCACCTGCGCAACGGCGTGATCGACCTGAACGTGTGGCGCCAGCGCGCCGGCCAGCCGCCGATCGACGGCGTGAAGCCGTTCATCATCGTGAACAATGTGCCGATGCTGGTTGAGGAGATCTTCAAGCCGAAGCCGGTTGAGGCCGTGCCGCCGGTGGCTGACGCCGCGCAAACTCCGGACGCAACCGGAGAAGATGCCGCGGCGCCGGACGCGGCGCCGGCCGATGGGGCAGGGGATCATGCGCAGAACAGCGCAGCGGTCGCCATGGCTATGGACAAGTGGATGGAGAAGGCCAAGCGACGCATGCGCGACGGCAAGCGCGCCGACTGCGACCCGCCTGACCTGGTCAAGGGCGTTCTGCCCGATCGCATCGTGAGCGCGGTGCGCGCCGGTCTGGCCAAGGCCGACACCCCAGAGGATGCGGCCGAGGTTTTCTCCGACGCGGGCGGTGAACAGCCGACACCAGCTCGCGCGCAGATCGAGGCTGAGCTGAATGATGCTGTGGCCGTTGCGCTGGCTGCTGCGGCTACGACGTTGCCGGCGATTGACTCCGTGGCTGCGGCGCAGGCCGTGGCCAGCGCGCAGTCGGCGTACTGGATCTCGGCCGCGAGCAAACTCAAGGTCAAGATTGAGCCGATCCTCGAGCGCGCCGCCAAGCTGGGCGTTGCCGAGGCGACCGAGGACGGGCCGTTTCAGGTGCCCGGCCTGTCGCTGCGCGTCGGCGTGGCGTGGGATCTGGTGAACTCGTCGGCTGTGCAATGGGCGCGCGAGTATTCCTCGGCGCTGGTGCGGGGTCTCAACGAGACCACGCGCAGCCGGATGGCCGCGGTGATAGCCAGGTGGATCGAGGACGGCGAGGCCCTGCCGGTGCTCGCCGAGCGCTTGAATGCCGTGGTCAACGATCCGCTGCGCGCGCTGACCATAGCGCAGACGGAGTCGACGCGCGCGTTTGCTGAAGGCAATGTGAAGGCGTGGACTGCCGCTGGCGTGAAGCGCTGGCGATTTAACACTGCACGTGATGAAAAGGTGTGTCCGATCTGCGGTGGCCGCGACGGAAAGGTGTTTGAGATGACAGATACAGCGAACATGCCTCCCGCGCATGTTCGCTGTCGCTGTTGGCTTACGCCGGTGCTTGAGGGGGTTGCGGACTGATGGGCATCCCGGTAGATCATCCTTTGTCCATGCAGCTGATCGTTCTGTGCGATGGCGAAGAAGTGCAAAACGAGTGCATCGACTACAGCGTGTCTCGCGGCTGGGTGGAAGTGTTCTTGCGCGACAACGTCGGCCGTCCGATTGTTGTTGGTGACAGTATGCGGCGACAATTTATCTTCGAACGGCGCCGCGGCAAGGTTGAGCTGCGGCTGAAGCCCGATGCGACAGAAATGCATCGCGCGATATTCGCCCGGCTCGTCGACGGCGAGTTGCCGGAGGTGGCGTCGCCATGATCAACTTCACCGTGGCCATCGATGGCGCAGGCCTGCAGGACTTGATCGATAAGCTTGAGCCGCGCGCCATCCGCGCGCCGCTGCGCAGTGGCATGTATCGCGGGCTGCTGATCATCCACGGCCGCTTGCCGCCATATCCGCCGGCGCCACCTGATAGCACCTACATCCGCACCGGCACGCTCGGACGCAGCATCACCGAACGCGTCCAGGACACCGAGGACGGCATCGTCGGCCTGATTGGCACGAACGTCACGCGCCAGTCATCGTCGAGCGGCTATGCCGAGTATGTGATCGGCGGGCCGGAGGAACAGGCCTGGATGCACGAGGGCCGCTGGTGGCAGCTGCCGGACGAGGTGGAGAAGAACGTCGGCGTGGTCGCCGAGCAGCTGGAGAAGGCGCTCGAGGATGCGCTGAGGTAGGGCCATGCTGAAACGAACGCTGAACTTCGCCGGCCGCGTGATCGCATCGGCGCTGGCTGACGCGCTGGGTGTTGTCTCCGCGTCCCGCTACATAGCCGACGCCGAATATCGCGCCCGCGTGCACCGGCATCGGCGCTTTGCCGCCAGCCTGCGCCGACTGAAGGCCTCGAATACCGCGCAGGCGCAGGAGCTGCGCCGGTTCATGGCCGCGGTTGATGCACTGGACATGACGCCGTAGGTATCGTCCCTTGCAAGCAAAAGCCCCGACGGCGCCGGGGCTTTTGCTTGCGGGTCATTCGCCGTCCTCGGCGGCCCACTGGTGGATGGTGTTCGCGTCTCCCGGCTCAACAAACCCCAGCTCGCTGGCGATGGCGACATCGACCTCGCGGCGGCCGTCCGGTCCGATCCAAATATTCTCGGCATCTGTCGCGGGCACCCATCACGCCGCCGCGATCACGGCGTTGCGCCGCTTGGAGATGATCGCGCGTTCGCGCTTCCACTCGTTTCGGTGCTGCTCGTTGTTGGTC